GATAACGTCCCTACAGGTGTGAAGACTTGTAAGTCTGTTGAAACTAATCCTAAGTATCAATTCATGATGGATTGGTTTCAGTCATGCTTTGATGAGATTGCTGAGGATCTGGCGCTGGAATGCGACTCTCTGAAGGCAAACAAAGCATGGGGTAACTGGTCTCCAGCATGGTCTGGGTGGTATCACAGTGCCCATAGACACGCTATGTCCTACTACAGCGGTGTCTTCTACCTTACAGAGGGTCCTCCTACATACTTTGTAGACCCTGTGCAGCAGCGTGAATGGGCACACCTCCACGTTGAGAGTAAGAAGGGTGCCACTACAGGTATTAGATCCTATAGTATGGCAAAACCAGGTAGATTCGTTGTCTTTCCTGGTTGGTTGATCCACGGTAGTTTACCTAACAATGATCCTGAAGATCGTTACACCGTGGCATGTAATTCATTCCCTAGTGGTGAGATTAATCATGGTGGTGACACCTATATGTTGAAGTTAGAGGTATCTAAGTGAAGTGGGGTAAAGATGTAGATCTGTTTCCAGTAAAGGTTAGGACGTATCAGTCTAAGTTTGACTCAGACTTCTGGCCAATGTTGACAGATTGGTTGTTGGAGAATACAGAATTCAGGCAAAACAACTTCCCAGAAGGTGTAGAGACTTCATGGCCGATGTTGCAGACCATTGAAGAAGGTCCTATCTATGATCTCAAAGAATTTTTCTATGCGGCATTGACAGACTATCATTTACATCATAAACTACATTGTGATCAGTTAAAGATCTCTACTATGTGGGCAAATCGTGCCCCTGCAAGAAGTGGAGTGGGTCATCCTCTACACAGACATCCGATGTCTTACATCAGTGCTGTGTTTTATATCACAGAGGGTGCTCCTACTGTCTTCCATGACCCGTTGACTCAGAGAAACTATGATTCTATGGAGGTTGTATCTGAGGTCATCAATGAAAATCATTATGGTCCTCATGCTGCAATCGATGCAGAGCCTGGTAAACTGATTCTCTTCCCCTCATGGTTGATGCATCAGTCAGATAGACACCTAGAAGACTATGATAGGTGGACTATCTCATTCAATGCACTGCCTACAGGCAAAGTAAATATTGGACCATGGGACGAACCTATGGCATACATGGATCTTACAAAATGAAGTATTTGAAAACTCCTCTTCGTTATCCTGGCGGTAAGTCAAGGGTAGCACCTAAACTAATTGACAAGTTTCCGAAAGATATTGGTGAGTTTCGTGAGCCCTTCCTTGGTGGAGGATCAGTCGCTCTCCTTTTCTCTCAGAAATATCCTCATATCCCTGTGTGGGTAAATGACAAGTATGAATACCTTTACCACTTCTGGATCAATCTCCAAAAGAATGGTGATGATCTATCTGATGCGTTGGTTGAAGCTAAAGAAAACAACCTCACCGAAGATCTCGCCAGAGAATTATTTAAGTCTGCTAAAGAAAGTATATCCGAAGCAAACTCTTTTGATAAAGCTGTGCTTTTTTGGATTCTTAATAAGTGTTCTTATAGCGGGTTGACAGAAAACTCTTCCTTCTCTGCTACAGCATCACGTCAAAACTTTACCACTCGTGGTGCACGAAACCTGAAGGATATCTCTAAGGTAATTAAGAATTGGCACATCACTAACCTTGATTACACTGATGTGATGAATGATGCAGAGAGTGAGCGTAACAATGTATTTGTATTTTTAGATCCTCCATACAAAATCAAATCATTTTTGTATGGTACTGATGCTAAGATGCATAAAGATTTTAATCATAAGGACTTTGTAGAGAATTGTAAGATCTGTCCTTGGGATTGGATGGTAACGTATAATAATGATGATGAATTAAAGGAAGCATATCAAGACTTCCATCAAGAGATCTTCAAGATCACATATGGCATGAAACATCGAGCAGATAATAAGAATAAAACTGAATTGCTAGTTGCTAACTACGACCTTTATCCCCCTTCACCTCTGGAGCTTCTTTCGGTATGAATTATGAGATCCCCCTTAAAGATTATCTCAACAGTATCAATCTAAAGCAGGGCGATCTCACTACCGATGAGAGAGCGATGAAGAAATATCCTGCGTATGTTATCAACAAATGCCTAGCACAACACCTTGATACAGTGATGTATGCTAATGCTATGAATGGTTGTCCTTATCTTGATAATGACCTTCAATATCAATTTTTCCTATATAGTATCAGGAAATCTAAAAGATTTTCTCCTTGGGATAAAAAAGAAAAGAATCACGACATAGATCTCGTGAAGCAATATTATGGCTACAATACTGAGAAAGCTCAGCAGGCTATGAGAATCTTGACTAAGGAGCAGATTGAAGTTATTAAATCAAAACTTGATGTCGGAGGAAAAAGATGAGCGAGGAAATCGCATGGTCTCAGGAGGATATGTTGGAGGTTTCTCTTAAGGAACCTGATGACTTTCTTAAGGTTAGAGAGACACTTACCCGTATCGGTGTAGCATCCCGCAAAGAGCGTAAACTGTATCAATCCTGCCACATTCTTCATAAGCGTGGTAAGTATTACATCGTGCATTTCAAAGAGTTGTTTGCTCTTGATGGTAAGCCTGCAAATATTTCACTAAACGATGTCCAACGTCGTAATCGTATTGCAAAACTCCTTAGTGATTGGGGTTTGATCTCTGTTGTTACAGAAGGTGAGCTAGATCTTGCTCCCCTTAATCAGATCAAAGTGCTTTCATTTAAGGATAAAGGCGAGTGGACACTGGAAAGTAAGTATAATATCGGCAAGAAAAAAGTGGCAGCACCAGAAAGCTAAATAGCTCTGCCATATTAATTTTCCCATGGAATCTTCCCCTAAAAAGGTTGAAGCCAAAAAGGATAAATTTGATTGGGCAGATGAAGGTCTGTCCGCATTGGTGCGAGTCGTTATTCTTTCGTGGTCTGCAGCAATTCTTACACTTAATTATGTAACTATTCCTGGCTTACAACAGAAGCAGATTGATCCAACTTTCATAGCCAGCGTGTTTACAGGAACGCTAGCTACTTTTGGGGTCCAAGCAGCTAAGAAGCGCGACGATGATAAACCTAGAGAGGAAAAGAAAGATGCAAAAACTGATTAATGTTTTAGCAGTGCTATCATTTGTTGGCACAGCAGGTATCGTAGGCGGTGGTGCTTACGTTTACCTTAATAGAGAAGCACTTGCAGAGAGTGCTAGGGAAAAGGTTACAGAAGCAGTGATGGACGCTGTTACTGGAGCACTACCTGGATTGGTAAGTGGTGCCATGCCTGAATTGCCTGATGTAACTGGTGGGGCAATTCCTAGTGCACCTGTACCTACACAAACAGGTCCTGCTCTCCCCTTCTAATGGAGATTAAACCGATAGGCGTGGACAATATTAACGTCCTGCCTATCCCCACAGCTCTTACTGAAGCACCTCAAGCAATTCCCCCTTCAGCACCAGTCACTGTGGATATTGGTGTACCAGTTGTCAATATCCCTGGATGTGTTGAAGCGCATGAAGTAAACAATAAGAGTAAAAAAATTGGTATAGACGATGAGAATGGCACTATCACCCTGTGTGATGGCGGTGTCCCATCGTTCAATCCTATGAATTATGATAAGGACGAGCTGAAGTTTGAATATAGTGCTGAAGTCCCACCTATTAAGGCACCTGAAGCACCTACATCACCTGAGGTAAAGGCACCTGAGATCAAGCCAGTTACCGCTGAAACACCAGACTGTCCTACAGAAGCACAGCAACTAAAAGAACCTGTAGGGACCCTAGTAGACGCTGGTAAGAAGAAGATTGTTGAATATAGATTGGTCGGTCAAGAATGTATTCCGATCAAAGAAGAATTAGCAATACCTGATCAGATTATTAAGGCAATACCCTCAGCAGGACAGGTCACAACCACTGCATCAATCGCTGTTGTGGCAACTGCAACTGCTGCTGCAACACCCTTCCTGTTGAAATTGGTAAAACCTATAGTCAAACAGATAATTAAAAAGATTAAAAGGGCAATAGGAAAGGAGCCCCCTAAGTTATCTCAGAATGAGCTCCAAACTAATAAGTATCGTGAGAAGAAAGGATTGCCTCCTTTCAAAATGCCTAAGAAAAAACCTAAGGGATAGATATTTCTTTTAGATCTTCTGCCGTCCCAGTAGCTTCAGTAACCACAGGTGCTTCGATCTTATGGATGTGTGGATGCTCATGGCCAGGTGGATTATTAACTACCACATCTGCACACACAGAGTAATAAGGACTCTTAGGATGGAATTGAATTCCACGCAACAATAATTCACCACAATTCTTGAGTCTTGCGATCTCAAAATCTAATCTCTTGTTAGCAGTTAACTGTTGCTGTAGTGCAATTTGTGTTGCTGCTGCTTCTTTACATTGTTCTTGTAACTCTTTGTCCAATGGTTTGGACCATGTAGCAGAGAAACCAATACCTAGACTGTAATTATCTTTCTGTCCTGTCCTAGTAGGGACGTGATAGAGAATGTCACCTGGATTGTCGAGCGAGCCATCTTCATCTAGATCACGCATGTCGTACACAGGATCCATGAAGTAAGGTTCGTATGGCTTCTGTGCTGATGCTGATGCAGTGACATAGGGTGTGAAATTCATGGTAGGTCCCTGAC